AACAACATCTACATACGATGCTTCAAACCTTGTTGAACTTCCAGACCGAGTTGTATCAAGTCCAAAATAAGCATCCAACGGGCTAGATAAGCTGCCCTGCTCTGTGCTTCGACGTATATGAGTTCTAGGATAAACAAACGCGCCAGTAAACGGCGTGTCATTAGCGCCTAACGTTCCTGAGTTATCCCAATATACAAGTGAAGTGCTGTTTCCGCCAGCGGCGTCGCCGACATACTCCAACAGAGCATTTGTGTTGGCAGACTCCGTCAAAATTGCAGAATTATCGGAAGTAAGAGTGAGAGATTGGCTTGCAGCTGAACTTGTAACCCCAAATCCTCTAAATCGTAATGGTCCATAATAACCAAAGGGAACAAGGTCAGCGTCTATGGCTGCTGCATCTACATCAGCATGAATAGACACATACACAAATTTTGATTTATTTGGAAAATTGCCGAAGTCACGATAACGTCGGTCAGCATCACTCCATTCAGAGTATGCATCACCAATTTTCCGTCCGATATAATCATCGGAATATGGGTTTAAATTGCAACCCGTAAAGCTTTCAAGAACAACTGGGTCGTTATCGCTATCCTTGGCATCTCTAATTTCAACTGTGAATGTTCCGTAAGGTTGAAATTCATTTGCTGCTGCGCGGACATTTCTAATAGAAATTTTAATATTCTTTTGATTCCAAGAACCGCCCTCTAAACTTCTAAATCTAAATAATTTTTTGATATTATCATTAAGAGGTCCATAGGAAGCATACGCTCCCAGATCTTGTGATATAACCCAACCAGTCGATGACTTAATCAGACTTGATTGATTTACATTAGTATCGTTATTATCATTTGACAACGGCAACATGACCCCAAGAACTCGATCTCCAGACTCACCACTGTTTGTGATATATTCATCAACATCCCTATCGAATGTTTCCCCAAGCACATATGTTTGCGTGTTGGAGGTCGCATATTGCCGACCACTGGGATTAATTAAAGTAGGATTAGTGTTAAAAACCTTTCGAATGTATTTCTTGGAAGATTCATTAAAATCAAATGAAATAGTTTCATCAATGCCTGGACTATTGGCTACACCACCTGTTATAACAACTGCGGAGAATGTGATTCCAGTTCCACGACTTAAAATTAAATGACCAGACGAAGCAGTCACATTTGCATTAAGACCAGCAGACGAAGAACCATAAACATTTCCAGATAAAGCAACTTGTCCACTATCACAATAAAAAATTGCAGCTAGTGTACCAGTGGTGGCGCTTGTTGAGAAATTGCTAGCTGAATTAATGAGCCAAAGACCCATCGCCCCACCGGAAACATAGGATGTGTTCTCATATGAATTTCCTATTTTCCAACCGGCTGCACCACCGTTCGCAACTGTGGCGTCTGTATTTGCTTTCCCCAAAAGCCTAACAAATGTAACAGCACTATTATTTCTAAGCCATGCTTGAGCAGCATAAGCTCCATAAGTTGGGGCAAGTCCAAAGACTCCCTCTCTCCAGATATCTCCGCCCTTATTTCCGACTTGAGGCATTCCAAAAATTTCAACAAATTCTGAAAATGAGTCTACCTTGACGGGTCGAAGTGCCGGTCCTTGAATTGCAGAACCGATAATTACTGGACCCATTGCTTGAGGCTCTCGGGGTAATTGCGAATTATCAATTTCTGCGATTTGTATTCCGGGTGAAATAAATCTGAATTTGCTGACGCCTGTTTTAGCCATTGATGTGTCTCTCCTTCCTTAGTATAACAATACTTAAATTCTCTAATAAATAGTATGTTATATATCTAAAAGACAAACGAAACCCTAAGAACGATATTTTCCATTTCTCCACTCGGGACTATCTTCGAACACAACGTGTTCTCTTGGAATACGAACCTCGACTGCATTCTCGCGAATCACAATATTTGGTTGCTTCTGATTTTTATCTGCACCAACCAAATATCCTAAAACATTTAATGTTATTGTGCTTTCGTAAATTCGAGTTTCGTTTCCCAATTCTGTTATATTATTTTCTGTTGAAAAGTCTTGTTCCATAAATGCTTCGTATTGATGCTTATCTCGACTAACAACAAGTCTCGAATTAATACCACCAGTATCAACAACAAATGGTTGTATTATTTCATTCATTTGTTGTTGGTATTCTGTTCTTGCACTGATAGTATAGGACACATCCACATACACTGGCATTGGAATAGTAATCGTTTCATAAACAATCTTGGGATTGTCTCGTTTTTTATTAGGAAAATTTATTTGTTGACCCCCAACGGCACCAGCGTTGCCCGCAATTTTAGCTTTTTTTCTATATGTATTAGCATTTGTAAAATTGGCTGTTTTTGCTTGTTGTACTCTCCGCGCAATTGTAATTGAACCACCTTTCTCATCTTTAACAGGTGGAATGTTACCATAAAAAGTACCCTTTTTACCCAAGTTTTTAGTGAATTTGTTTCTCTGGACTGTTATGATAGGGAAGATGAGAGCACCATCAGAATCTCTTAAATCTTTATGATTTTTGACCTGCCAAGAGCGTTCCCCTGCAACCCATACGCACGGTACTTTCTTAAACCCTTTGTTGGTATTACAAAAAATATCCATTTGTTCTTGCACCCAATCAAAAACAGCAAAATCTATTGTTTCAAGAGTTGATGGCTTAAATGGCAAAATTTGTTTTATGGTGCCGTCTATGTTACTTCGATCTTTCATGTTTATTTCCCATCAAAAAGCCCTTGACGAGCCCTTGCACATTTAGCTGAAATTTCCAACATATAATCTGTGTTTCCAAATAATTGTTTGGGTTCACTAAGAGTAACTATCTCATAATAGTCTCCACCGTACAAAATAAAATCCCCTTCTCTTACATATAAGTCCTGATCTTCTGTCAATCTTCGCTTGTGAAAGTGGCAAGTAAGGGAATAAATACGGTCCACACCATATTTGGTAGTGGTGGTTAAATTTCCATCCCACTCAACTAAAACGTATACTCTTACTGGAGGTAAGAAGTTTTTATCTATTGCTTCTCCATATAGAGGATGAAAGTTTGTATGAATAGGACTTATTGGATAATAAAGGATAGTTTGCCCAACTACTCTTTCAATCAATTCATCATTAACCTGTTTAACCAAATCTCTTTCTTTCTTATTAAAAAAAAGCGGAGGAGGCGGATTTTCAGGTCTGTTCCACTTGTTGTCTGCCATTCATTTTCCCCCCATTATCCTCTATAAACCCCTAATGGGATATTAAGTTGGGTGGTTTTAGCAGAATCTGCCATTTTGGTATCTCTTTCCACAATTGCCAGATAAGTTAATTCATCCAACAATATTTTTAACTCTTCTTTTAGTGCGACTTGTTCTTCTTTAGCCTGAGATGCCAACTCAGAAGCGTTGAGAGTAACAGAATCACCAGGAATTGGAACAGTTCCAAATTTGCCCCTTACTTGAGCTAGCATTTGTTTGGCAATAGATAAGGCATACTTTCTAATCCACTGTTTTCCCATGCTATTAATATTTTGATATGGAATATTTGCAAAAGGCAGCGTGTTAAAATTATTAACCCCGTCAGTCCCATCTTTTCTTGTTGAATCACTTGCCCACGGTTCGGTGGGGATTGAAAATTCAAACCACATTTTTAACGGAGAACCTGTGCCTGGGGCTGCTGGAGGTGGATAAACCTTTAACATGTTGTCTCTTATTTCATATGAATAGTGAGAGGCACGAGTATAAAGATTCGTTTCAAAAGCCATAGCTTGTAATTTATTTTGCCAAGCGGGAATGACTTCGAATGTTGATTCATCTGAATATTGCCCATAGGTATAGAGATTTCCCACAACGTTTAATCCACCATAATAACCATAGAATCTCCACATCGCCATAGGAGATCTATAATAAACTCTTTGAATTTTAATTCTTTTGTTATCAACACTTCCTGTAAAAGCGGCTCCGAAGTCTGACGCTGGGTCAACAGAAGCATCTTGAACAATTTTTTGCAAATCATATTCTTGCTGGTTTCCGACCAAAGCAATAGAAGCCGAATATATTCTAATATCTCCTAACGCTGCACCTTCCGCGAGTCCATTGGCAACTTGTTTCGTATACTCAAACTTGAATTTAGGAAATTTTAATGATGCTTGTGTTCCGCTTAAACTAGATGATAATGTTCCAGATTTAAGTTCCCCATCATGATCAAAAGTTCCCGTTGTAGCTCCTAGAAAATCTGTTAAAACGTTTCGGGCTTGATGATTGTTTATTATATAAGAATATTCTAAAACCGCTGCTTCATACGAAGTATAGATATTTTGTTGAGTTAATTCAATGTCTAAAACATCACCACCCAACATTTTATAAGTGAATGCAACTTGATCAACAGCACCAGAAATGAAATCAGTTGAACCCAGATAGATTCCATAAGGAACAGCCGTAGATATTACATTTGAATATGTGCCAGTAGGCGGCAGAACATAAGGACTTGTTTTTTGAACTGGTGATAGAACGGGTGGTGCTGTTGCCATTGTTATTCTCCTATTAATTAAATAGTTAAATGAGGCTTTAAACGAAAAAGAAAACCCCGCCTCCCAAAAGAAAGACGGGGTTTCACAA